ATTTTTGTATAAGTAACAATGAATTTTTTCATACATAAATGTTTATTGGCAAATAACTACTTATCTGGATGGGGTTTCTCAACTATTATATGCTTTGCTACAATAGTTGCAATCTGCGAATTATCGCTTATTGCTTGAGCATACCCACGTACTGAAGGAGACCGTATGAGGAAAATCACTTTTAAGTGATTAACCCGTAAGGAACTAATTCGATACGCTATCCTTTTAAGTTACTTATTTTCAGATAGAACTTGATCTTTGAGGCCTAACCGTTTTGGTAAAACTTCAAAGTGAAAGGATCTAATTGAATTAGCACGAAAACAAATGGTAACATGAGAAAAATCTGGTATCACTTTTACTATAAATTATTGGGCAGAAGTGTTACGTTTGGTAGTACAGTATCTTGATCCTCGATCTAAGCCATTGTACTCATCAAAAATATGGGTTAAAATCCACAAAGGTAAGTTATCCGTGAAGAGTTGATCCGGGCTACCTGTTGTTTTACCAAAGAAAATTAAGGTATTACTCCAGGCCAGCAAGGAATCCATCCACAACGGATCTCTACAAAGAGGTCATTTGATAAAACTTAAACTTGTTCTGAGTATGCTCTCTTTCTTTAGAGCATGTTCTCCAGCTTACCGAAAGGTTAGTTGAGATTCTATTACTTCACCATTTTGTGGTGTGAGTACAGTTCTAGACCAACAAGAGTTGAAGCAAGCTCTTAAATCTTTGGGTATAACAACTCTTCGAGTTAGAAAACCATCGATCTTTTGGGCTTCTTCTAAAAGTGGTCCTAACTTACCCGTAGCAACATTAGGGCTCGGACTAGATCTTATCGGTTGAATTCTGCGACCACAAAAGTGGTACGAGTACTGTTTAATTTGTTTAACAAATGGGTACTATGTATGTTTAACTCAATTTGTGTGTTTCACCATACTTGTTGCACCAGTAGCTTTGATCTGTCTCCTTTTCAGGATAAAACCTCTACTTGGGCACATAGCTGTTCTTGAAGAGGCAAGGGGAAAGATGCGTAAGATTGGGATAACTGATTTCTGAACTCAGATTTTGTTTAGACCACTCCACGATTGTATTTATAATCATCTTGCTAAGATTGATGAGGATGGAACTGACAATCAGTCAGGACCTATTCATCATATGTTAGAAGCGCTGAAGGTAAATAGTTTTCACGGTAAGGTTCAAACTGTTCAAAGTTTAGATCTAACAGCTGCAACAGATCGCTTGCCAGTAGATGTTCAGGCGCAAATCCTTAGTATTCTAGGTTACCCTGGAAAATTATGGAAACTTGTTCTTGATCGTGAGTGAAACTCTTCATCAGGTCCAATCAGTTATACTGTTGGGCAACCTATGGGAGCTTACTCTTCATTTGCGATGCTTGCCTTGACAAATCATGTCCTGGTACACATTGCTATGAGACGGCACAACGTGGATCCAAAACACCGCTATGCAGTGTTGGGTGACGATGTGGCAATCGCTGATAAGAAGGTCTCAAAATCTTACAGAGGTTTACTCGAACACTTAGGTGTAGAAGTTAATCCTATAAAAGGTTTTGATGGTGGTATTTTGGAATTTGCAAAGAAGCTTCACACTGTCACACGTATCAATATTTCTCCGCTTGGTGCAAAGAATATACTTTTAACATTGAGAAATCCGGCTTTCCTATCTTCTATCCTTAAGGAATTATGAGACAAAGAGTTTCCGCTTGTATTCAGACTTAAACCTCGGAAAGAGATCAGATTAAGAGCTAAACGTCGTGTACGTGGTATTTGTGTACCATTTATCACCTCGGATAACCTTATAAAACTTTTCTCTTCTCTATGGTCTAATGTCGTCTTCAAGGATGGTAACCTAGTCTTAAAACTCCAAAAAGGAAAGACAGGTAGCGTAATGAAATACTCACATGTTGGAGTACTTCTCCGCTTAGCGAGTTACATTGGTCCGCGTAGTGGTTTATGGTACATAGGTGCTGAGGTGCGTGGATACCTTCAAGGTTGAGATTACGATCTTTATCAAAAGATTTGATGGGACATCACCAAAAGACTAATTTCCAAACGAAAATTATCTACGGTAGGAATATTCTCTCCTACCTCACCAGCCAATAGGTTTGTGAGGGAAGGGGTTCATTCCAATGTCAAATTACAAATTGTAAATGCCATCAAATTCCAACGAGAGAAACGTATCTCTGTCTTTAGGGTTTTACGTAACCAGTGGTTTCTGGGATTAAATCTAATCCGTGAAACTTTCCTTGTTCCTTTTAACACACTACCGAAAGTGAGAAATCTTTACTTTTACAAAAATAAGATTTTCTTCCTAGATAAAGAGATAACAACTCTGATCTATTTCCTATCCCTATTGCTTTCGCCTTCAGTGTTTATTGTAGCTAGAAGTTATTTGTTAAACTTCTTAAAATTGGTACCAAAGAGCATCATGGTATTATGGGTCCGTTTTTTACGAATCTGTAATTACTGGAATACACATGGTTTCTTAAGCGAATCATGTCTAGTCGGTGTTGTTCTTATGTTCCTTACTCGTGACGTATGGTTTGTGACACAAATTGTCACACCCATGGTGGTCTGACATCTGATAGTTGTCAGTTCATGGATGAAGTCATTCATTCTACGTTACGTGTACTGATCCAAGATTTGAGGTGCCCAGGGTAGAAATGTCATCTTAGATGCCACCTCTCCTGTGTATGACCCCTTAAATCCGCTTCAAAACCTATTAGGTCTGACTCTTCGTGAGTTTAAAACTTACGAAGAAGTTCCGGCCTTTAAGGAAATGTTGCAATTGGTTAGGTACGAAGGTCTTGTAAGACTTTGGCTTACCGAAAAAGAACGAGTGAAACGCGAGATGGATGCTCTGAGAGCCAAAAATCAAGGTAATCAACAAAAATCAAGTGAATCCTCGAAACCTGTGAAAGGGTCAACCGCAATGATGAAAGTCAAAGGGTCTCCTACCACTGGGGTGTCGAAGAAACGGTCAGATTCAAGGTTAAACAAGAGAACTAGACTTTAAAGTTTAGTTGAACATGTTTGCTCTCTATCTTGCTTTTACTATTACTCCCTCCATATCCTGTCTTAAACAAGATAACGAATGGAGAGTTCTAACTAATATAAGTTGTTGACTATGCA